GGAGTGTGCTACACACTCCTTCGTCAGAGCAGACACCTCCTCGTTGAGCCTGCTCCCTAATACCCGCCGCCGCTGACCCCTCACGGGACACTCGGAAAAGCGAAGGGAGCAGAACAAACCATCAGTTTCGACTGATACCAACTCAACCCAATTCAAGGAGAATAAAATGCCCGATCTAAACGGAGTTCTGACGAACATCCCAAACCACTTCACAACCCAGTTCGATAGCAACTGGAAACACCTCGTTCAGCAAAAGAACAGCAGGCTGAAAGAATATGTCACCCTCGATTCCATCGAAGGGAAGGAGAAATCCTACAACCAACTCGACGCAACCTCGATGACGCAGATCACGGATCGCTCACGCGACACCAGGATCACCGATCAAGTGATGGCCAAGCGTTGGATTCGTCCGCAGCAATATGACTGCGCCAAACTTGTTGACGAATGGGATGAGCAGTTCCTCGGCGAAGTCGTTCTTCCGACCAGCCCAATTATCCAGAGCCACGGAGCAGCCTACGCTCGCACTTGCGACAAGGTCATCATTGACGCCCTCGGTGGGGCAGCTTCCACCGGACCTACTGGCATTGTTCAAACCTCATTGCCAGCCGGTCAAAAAATCGCAGTTGGCTATGTCGAGTCCGGCACCGCCGCCAATAGCGGTCTCACCATTGCCAAGCTCCGCGCTGCGAAGTTCCTTTTCGACAGCAACGAGGTTGACGAGGAAGAAGAGCGCATCATCGTGGTCTCGGCCAAACAGCTTCAAGACCTGCTCCGTGACGATAAAATCACAAGCGCAGACTACAATACGGTCCGCGCCCTTGTGGACGGCACTTTGAACACCTTCATGGGTTTCAAATTCCGCCGCAGCCAACAGCTCCCGTTGGCCGTCGATATCCGCTCCTGCTTCGCCTATGTGAAGAGCGGCATCGTCCTCGCCGAGCGTGGCCTCAAGACCCACATGGACATCCGCACCGACCTCTCGCACTCCCTTCAAATCCGTTCTGTGGCGTCCCTCGCCGCCGTGCGTATGGAGGAAAAGAAAGTCGTCGAGATCGCCTGCGACGAAGTCCTCTAAGTTCCCGCACCCCGCTGGCAGACCGGGAAATGTCTGCCACCCAATTTTTCAATCTGTGATCTGACCGCGCCTCAATGACAGACATCCAAATCTGCAACCTCGCTCTCGCCCGCCTCGGTGATTCCCGCATCACCGCACTCACGGACGCGACCGCGCAGGCGCAGTATTGCTCTCTGTTCTACACGCAAACGGTCGAGGAACTCCAAGCCGAGTTCGATTGGCAATTCTGCCGCAAGCAAGTGAACCTCACCAGCGGCACGGCTCCGATTTCCGGCTACTCCCTGCAATACACGCTCCCGACCGATTTCTTGCGGGTGCTTCGTTTTGGAAATGTGGATTCCAACGAAAACTTCGGCGTGTGGGAAATCATCGCCGACAAAATCCACACCAACCTCTCTTCCCCGGTGGCGCTCGATTACATCGCCGCCGTGACCGATCCAGCGAAATTCCCGGCGTTGTTTGTTGAGCTACTGACAATCAAATTGGCCGGACTCCTCGCCATGCCACTGACCGGCTCGAAAGACTTGTTCGGCCAAATGGCGGAAATCTTTGGCGCGACCATGCAGAAGCCCGGTCTTCGCACTCTGATCATCAACACGCAAGCGCCGAAGACCACCACCTCGGCGGCGAATTCCGTGACCGAGATTTGCCGACAAGCCATCCTCCGGGTCGGCCCATTGGAAGCCTTCAAGCCTTACGGCGAACCCATGGTCATCGCCCAATCTCTCTACGAGCAAACCCGCGACGAACTTCTCGCCGATTTCGAGTGGTCGTTTGCCCGCTCGCAAGTCTCCGTGGCGAAGGATGCGGCCAACCCGGCCTCGGGCTATGCCTACCGCTACGCGATCCCCGCAGGCACCGGGCAAATTCTGCGAATCAACAACCTCGACGATAGCGAGAATAGCGGCAAATGGGAGGTGATCGGTGGCCATGTCCACACCGACTTGCCGACCCCCATCATCATGGACATCACCACCAAAGTCACGGATGTCGCAAAGTATCCCCCGATCTTTGTGCAACTCCTCACCACAACCCTCGCACTCAAATTGTGCGGCATCATTGAATCCAAATGAAATACGAATCACTTTTCCAAGAACTCCAATTCCTCATGGCGAAACCAGCTTTGCTGGAGTCCATCGAGACGGTTGCCAATTTTACTGGCACTCTCACCGCCACCGCCTCGGAACTCATTCGCCAAGCGATCCTTCGGGTTGGCAATGCCGAAACCTACAAAAACCAAGGCCAACCGTTTGTGTTTGCCGCCAAGTTTTACCAACCCACGATCTTGGAAATCCTTTCGGAATTCGATTGGCGGTTTGCGCGGCATCAATCCGGGGGAGTCGTCAAGGATGCCGTCAACCCAGTGACCGGCTACGATTTCCGATATCCCGTTCCCACCGGATCGTTGAAAATCATGCGAATCAACGGCATCGATTCCGCCGAGAACTTTGGAACATGGGAGGTCGTGGGTGGGTTTATTCACACCAACCTCACCTCGCCTGTCGCAATCGATTACATCGCCGCGCCCGCGACAGACACCACTTACCCCGCCATTTTCAAGGAAATGGTCGTCGTTCGCATGGCTTACAAACTCGCGATGGCCATGGGATTAGCCGGTCAAGCCGAGGCCGCGATGAAAGAAATGGAAGCTCTGGCAGTGCGTCCCTCCTTGCAACGCGAAATCGAATCCATTGCTGATTCCATGGCTCCCAACACGATTTCCACACGGACGCAGATTTCCAAGCAGGCGATCATGCGGCTGGGGTCTACCGAGACATTGATCAAGCAACCTATGGTCTTTGCCAATTCGTTCTACGACCAAACCTTGGAAGAGATTCTTTCCGATGTCCCGTGGGCGTTTGCCAAGAAACAGGCAAGCATCGCGGCAGATGGCGCCGCGCCGACCCAAGGATTTACCAAACGCTATGCTTTGCCCGCTGATTTTATGCAACTCATCCGAGTTGAAAACATCGACTCCTCGGAAAATTTCGGCCAATGGGAAATCGTCGGGGGATTCCTTCACACCGACCTCGGGTCTCCGGTGAAGATCGACTACACTTTCAAGCAGACCGATGTCACCAAATTCCCTGCGCCTTTTACCGAGGCGCTGATTGCCCGACTCGCCAGCAAAATCGCCATGCCGCTCACGCAAAAGGGCGACATCGCCTCGGCCATGGCAACCATCGCCGTCGAGACCATGATGCGCCCCAGCATCCGCATTTTGATCGAGAAATCGGCCAAGCCCCGCGCCACCACCGCAGCCAACACGGTTTCCGAAATCTGCCGCCAAGCCATTTTGCGCGTGGGCAGCGCCGATTCGTTCAAACCCTACGGCGAACCGATGGCACTCGCCACCAGCCTCTACGATCAGACCCGCAACGAGGTGCTATCCGACTACGATTGGCAGTTCGCCCGCATCCAATCTTCCATCACCGCCGATGCAGCGGCCCCGGCGTTCGGCTACTCCAAACGCTACGCTCTGCCCACCGGCACACTCAAGGTGCTTCGCATCAATGGCGTGGACGAGGACGAGAACTTTGGAAAGTGGGAAATCGTCTCGGGCTTTATCCACACGAACGAAGTCGCGCCCATTCAAGTGGAGACCATCGGCATCGTGACCGATGTCAGCAAATACCCGCCGGTCTTCCTCAATGTGCTGATCGTCACCTTGGCCATGAAACTGGCGCAACTTCTGGAAATGGGTTCCCCGCAGTCGATGCCTGCTAAAAAATGAAAGAGCAGTTCTTCCAAGAACTCCAATACCTAGTCTCTCAACCGGCGCTGAAGTCGGCGGTTGAGAGCAGGGCGGCATTCCGCCCAGCCGTCTCGGTTTCCGAAGACGAACTTTGCCGCCAAGCAATCCTCCGCATCGGCACCGGGGAGCAGTTCAGTTCCAGCAGCCACGCTCTCCTCCTCGCCAAGTCTCTTTACCCGCAAGTCCGCGATGCCCTCCTCCTCGCCGGGTCATGGACATGGGCGATGAAGTCCACCACGGTGGCCGAAACCCTCCCGCGCCCGGAATACAAGTGGGCCTACCGCTACGCGATTCCCGCAGACTGCCTGCGCGTCTTCCGGGTCAACGACTACGACTACTCGACCGGCGACTCGGCATGGGAAGTGTCGGGCAATTTCGTCCTCGCCAATGCCGATTCCGGCTCGCCCGCATGGGTCACCGGTCGCACCTATGAAGTCGGCAATGTTGTCTCCAACAACGGCGCGGTCTACCGCTGCCTGGTTGCCGGATCTACCAAGCAACCCGGCGTGTCCGCCAGTTGGACGACCGATTGGGATGTCTGGCTCGGCACGGCGATCACGCTGGAATATGTCAAGAAAGTGACCGAGGTCACCCTCTTCGACTCCTTATTCATAGACTTACTCACGGC